ACCGAACGCTGGTCCGGCCGGACGCAAAGTGTCGCCAGGCCGTTTGCCACAAAAGGACATAGGTTTGCCACAGAAGCTAAAAACTTGCAAGGGGCTTGCAGTACGATTGCATAGGCTATGAGCGATCAATGTGAAAGGCAACACGCTGGGCATGATTGCAGGCTACGATAGAGTCAACTGTAAGGCCGTCGAGCTGATCGAGATCGCACCAGCCGTTTATGAGACCGCTGGCGACAACGGTGCCGTCAGCTTTAAGTCCGAAGACTGCGTTGGGCACTGCGGCGACCTGTTTGATGTTTGTCCAGCTTGATACGTCTATACCTGCACTCGGATCAGAGAGGGCACTATTGTCGTAGACGGTGCAGGTATTGTCGTTGTTGCGCACTATCAGATGAGTGGTTGATGCGGCGGCGGATACAATAGGCGCAGCCCCTTCCACGGCGGACCGAAAGCCAACATCCACGTTACTGACACTGCCATAAATCTTGTTTGTGTATGTGCCGGGAGTTGTTTCGACAACAGCCATCAGATACTTGTAGCCAGAAAAAAGCACTACAATGTCATAAGCCTCTGTCGAAAAATTTGGGAAGTAGACTGACATCAGAGCACCAAAAACAACTGGATTGTTTGAGTTGCCAAGACCGACAACACCGGCTGACGTGGCAAAGGCGAGAGCGGCGGTCTCACCGTCTGCATCTGTTGCGCCTGCCGGATATGTGGTGCCAGCCAGGTGGATGATGCTGCCAGCAACTGTTAGCCCCCAGTTGCTTGCTGCGGATGAGTTGCCCTGTACCCCCTCAGGCTTGTCGGACAGCCAGGCAATGCCGCTGGCCTTGGCATTGGCAATGCTGCAGTATTGGCCCAGCCCATAGAGTATTGGGGCAGGATTGGTGCCGGAGCCGAAAAGCAGGGGCATGAGCAGGGCACCGGCATCGCCACCGTTGAACTCGATCCACTCGGGGGCGTAGCCGGCTGAAACAGGGGCAGCGGCGATATGTGCATCCAGCACTGATATACCGGCATCCGGGGCGTAGCCGGAGATTGCCGGCTGGTCGGTGGCGGGAATGTCGGCGAGGGTGGCAATCAGCCAAAGGTTGCCAGGGGAGATGTTGCGCGTGATGCGTATGGGGATCAGGTCGCCATCGGATGGTGGTGAGACAATGGCACTGCCGACAACTGCGCTGCCGGTGCCCTCCCAGGTGGCGGGGTTGTCGAGGTTTGGCCGCGACTCGCCGATGTACAGCATGAGTCGCAGGGGTGCATCGCCGGTGTAGGTGCCGATGCTGCGCAGCCAGGCAGTACGGCCGGCTGCTATGGTTTTTGGGGCGTAGAGGCGTTGCAGTGCAGCGTCGGCCACAGCGGTGCTGCCAGCCAGCGATACTACAGGGCGCATAATGGGGGCAGAGATAGCAGTTTCCACATCGACGGTTGATTTTGAGAGACGTCCACCGAGCAACATCCGCAGTGCCCAGTGCTTGCGCAGCCAGGGGTGCAGGATGTTGGAGGCATCGCCCTGCATACGCAGGCGGAGGCCATCGCCATCGACAGCGAGGGGCAAGCGCAGATATGGATCTGGCTCGACAGCGGCAGAGAGGGTAACGGTAGCCAGAGTGCCGGCAATGGCAGCGGCACCCTCAATCCAGAATGGACGCGCCCCAGTGGTGCCGCTGGTAGTGGTGTAGTCCTCCAGCGAGGCTATTACATAGAGATAGCGCTTGGCGGTGGAGTTTGGTGGCAGGGTGAGGACAATGCCATCCTCCTTTTCGATGACGATGCGCTCGGGGGGATCGTCGTCGGTATACTCCATTGGCAGAAGATCAGCGGCCATAATGTCGCCGTTGCGGAGGGTGTCCCAGTCGCTCACGGGGTTAATGGAGTCGGAGAGGTAGGCGGCGATGCGGACACCATCGACCAGCCAGCGGTCCACATGCAGCGGCACTTCCAGAGACTCCACCTCTACCTGATTGTCGATCGCGGCGGGCGGCAGGGTGAAGCGATAGGCCACCATTCCGGCATAGGCTCGCTGCAGCCCTTTCTTGTAGTTGCCGACATGTTTGTAGGCATCCCAGGCGGGGCTGGAGCCGTCTTGCAGGGCATCGCGTGGCGGGAAGTCGGAGTACTGATTGTCGCACATGTCCCAGGGTGCCTGGCGCAGGAGGTCGTAGGCGGTCTGGGCGGCGAGGTCTATAGCCAGGAGGGCCATGGGCTCGGTGCGAACCTGGCGGATAAAACGGGTATAAGGAAGGTGGTAGGTTGTGGCTGGCATGTCGTAGTCCTATTGAGAGGTGTAGCAGTCTTTTTCGCCCGGGTGTTCATCGTCGTCGAAGGGGGCCCAAGCATCGTCATCGTCTAGCCCGGGGTGTGGCTGATCTTCGTCTGGCAGATAGCGGTCTTCCTCTTCCTCCTCTTCTTCGGCACCGGGGCCGCCGATGGCAGGGTGGTCGTTCTGGTCGCAGTCGTCGTCTTCATCCTCTTCGCGGTCATCGGGGTCATAGTCTTCGTCGTCGATTTCCTTGATAAATTCGTTGCACCAGACGATGACGTAAGCCTTTGATTCTTCGTTTGACGGGGTGGCCACTGGCATGGCAATGCCAAAGGTGGCGGGCTCCGTCCAAAGCCTGGTGGGGTTTTTGGTGGTTGCGGACCAGTACTCATCCTCCACAACGTGGGAGTGTTCCAGACTAAGCGTGATCGTATGCGGATCTCCACCCACAGCTATATTGCGCGATCCTCCGGCGGGCAGGATGGTGTCCCCTTTGTGCCCGTGCGACCAGGGCATCCAATAGCTGTCGCGCCGGAAGAGATGAGGTTGCTGACCGGGGTCGATTTTTTTCAAGAGCCGGTTTTCTTTTAGTTTTTCCGGGTCTTTTTCGTTTTTCGGAGGTAGCATTCCGAGCACATAGACGTCGTATTCAATGTCCGGCGGGCGGGTGCGGGGCTGGTCGTAGTCCTCAGCGTCGCAGCCGAGGCAGCGCATGCTGACTGGCACAAAGGGACTATCGGGAGAGCGTAGCAGGGCCGAGATGACAGTGCCGCCGGTACTCTCCCGGATCAGGATGCCGGGGCCGGCGACTGGCCGCTGGATGCGCAGCCGCTCAACGATGGCATTGAGGATGCGGGAGCGGTAGCCGGTGATGTGGCGTGGCAGAGTCACTACAGTGCCTCCGGTGTCCAGGAGCCGCCGGGGTAGAGCCATGCGGCCCATTGCTGGAGGCCTTCCCACTGCCAGGTAACGGTGCTGGCACCGCGCAGCTCGATGCTGGGGGAGATGCCCACCAGGCGCCATTCGTAGGATTTTACAATGTCGCCGTATATCTTGTATTTGGGCTCTGCTACGGATTTGGGGAGGCTCTTGCCGCCAGCCTCAATCGCGCTCCAGAGATAGACACTGCCCATGTTGGCATAGTCGGCGGATGTGAGGGTGGGTGCTTTGTTGTAGTAGCGGGTGATGCTGAGCGACTGGCCGAAAGCCTCGTAGCTCTGTACCCCGGCGACTACGAGCTGGGCGTACATGGCGGCAGCGGGTTTGCTCTCCACCAAGCTTTTCACTTTGTCGATGTCGCCCGAGCGCACCGCGGCATCGATCTCGGGCAGCAGGGCGGCATGGCCTTGCAGGGCGGAGGATTGGTGGCCTTTGAGATCGACCGAGACACGCAGCGGCGTAATGGTGACGGTGGGGGTGCGGATTTCTTTGGATGCTATCTCGGTTGCGGCGTTGTAGGTGATGCGGAGCGTGGCTACAGCACTGCCGGGCGATACGCTGGGTTCGATAGCGGCAATATCAGCGAATGTACCAGCCAGCGTCGCGATCACGGTATCAAGGCTCTGCACGGGTCCCTGATAGAGGGCCACACGCGAGCCGTCGGCAATACCGGCCTGATAATCGAAGAGACGCTGCCAGCCTGCCTCCGGGCCACTGCCGGTGCTGCCGATGATGGTAGGTGTTGCCATGGTTAATCCTCCAGTTTGGCGCTGATCTCGGCCAGGAGCCTGGTATGTTCGAGCTGGATGGCCTCGATGCGGGCCTGACGCTGCTCGGCCAGCCGCTGGGCGTTCTGAACCTGGCCGCCCATGATGCCACCGATAGTGCCGTAGGAGCTGGCGGCTTTGGGAGCATCAACGGTGATGGAGTCGATCTTCTGGGCGGTCGAGGCTTCGAGATCGGCCCGCATTGCGGCGGCTTTTTGCTGGTTTTCCAAGCGCCGTTCTTCATCGCGTGCAGCTCGGTTCACTTCGTTTTCGTGTGCGCGGAGGCGGCGACGTTCTGCGACTGCTTCTTCCTGCTCGCGCTGACGGGCGGCTATCTCCTCTTCGCGCTGTTTTTTGGCCTCGGCCTCGGCCTGGCGGCGGCGTTCTACCTCGGCATCGTGCGCGGCGATGCGAGCGGCGCGGTCGTCGGCCAGTTGCTGCTGATTGCCCTGATAGCGGCCAGCAGCGGCTTGCAGCTCGAAGTGGCCAAAGCCGTACACCCCGACACCACTGCGGTTGAGCCAGGATTTGTGGGTGTTGTAGAGTTCCCCTGCCCGCCCAATGTCGCCCTCGGCCCCCCGCATCAGTACGTCCCAGCCCTCCCGCTGTTCGGCCGGGGTGCCGGTGCGGATAGCTTCGGTGGCAGCTCGGAAACCGGCGGCTTCAGCTTTGCGGGCCTCTTCGGCAGAGGCTTCACTTTCCTGTTGCTTGCCGAGCTTCTCCAGGTAGTCACGCCCGGCGCGTCCGGGGGCGGCGGCAGCCTCGATAGCGGCCAGGGCATCGCCGGTAGAGCCGATGGCGGCTGCCAGTTCCTCGAAGGTGGTGATGTGGTTGCGGTAATCGGCCAGGGCGCGGTCGAGCGCATCAATGGGAGTGCCAGCTTCTTCGGCGGCCTGGCGGATGGCATCAAGAGCACCAGCCGTGAGATGCAGGCGCTCGGCTTCCTGCGCAGCCTCGCGGCTGGAGCGTGCCCATTTGGCGGTTTCCTCGCGCACTTTGCCAAGCCAGCTAACGACTCGCTCGGCGATGGCATAGAGCATGAGGGCCGAAGAAAACAGCCCCACCACCCGCGTAGCGGCTGTGACGCTGCCAGCCAGCCCCTCGACGCCGCGCTTGACGCCTTCGAGAGCCTGGTTTACTTCGGGGGTGCCCTCGGCTTTGAGCCGGATCTTGAGGTCTGAGTCACTCATTGAATTCCTCGAATTCTGCGCGTGTCAGGTATTCTGAGCCCTGCAGCTCGGCCACGGCCACGGTGGCAGCCAGCACCTCGGCGATGCTGAGGTCCCAGACGCTGCGGGGGCGGCGGCCCGGTGTGAGGGCAGCCAGATTTAGCTCATTGGCCCGCAGTGCCAGGCGCAGGGCCAGCCCCGAGGCCAGGGAAAAACTCCCGGCAGTGGAGCCGCCGGGTTCCTGGCGGCTGAAGGCCTCCGGCAGCCAGAGGGCCTGCTCGACCAGGTTGGTAAGGGCGGTGGCGGTGCTGGCGAGCCGTGCGGGCTGGCGCAGGTGCCAGGCCAGCCAGACAAGCCGCCAGCGCAGCCAGCGCGATTCCCGCCCCAGGGCACGGCGCATCTGTCGCCAGGGCCGGGCCAGGATATGGAGCGCCACAGCACAATCCGCCGCCGCCACCTTGCCACCCATCATAAAGGGGGAGTTAGTAGCCTCCAGCAGCCGGAGCTGCCCCAGCGTGGGGGCCAGGCTCAGGCGCAGGTGGAGGATGCGGCAATGCCGGGCAGGAAACCAGGCGGCTTTATGCTGGAGGTATTCCATGGTGGATCAGGTTTCGCCTCCGCCGGGGGTGGTCCAGGTGGCAGCGGTGGGTTTGTAGAGGGTTACAGTGCCGCGGGTGGCACTGCGGCTACGGCGGATGTTGGCCGCCTCGACCAGGTAGAGCACGGCGCCGACGGTTAGAGTTTCGCCCTTCTTTACGTCGGGGACGCTGGCAGCGCAGGTGAACTCGATCGTGACGCGATCGCCGAGGTTGGAGACGATGGCGGTGACCTCGTTGTTGTCCTCATCGCGGATGGTCTCGATGTCGGCAGTGGAGTCGCTGTCGTAAGTATCGCGAAAGGTGCCGCCGATGGTGGCCCCATCGGGGAAACCTATCTGGACCTTGGTGCCCAGGAGTGTGGGTTTTGACATGGTTTATGCCTCGCTTTCTTCGGTGTTTGTTTCTTCGCCCTCGCGGGTGTGGATGATGTGCATGGAGAGAGCCAGCTCTGCGGTTATGCCGCCTTCTTCATCGTCTACCGGGGCCTGGCGCAGGCTTTCGACAGTGGTCGAGCCCCAGCCGAGAGCCAGCCGGGCGATGTGTTCGGCGGCCTCCAGTGCCGTGCAGTAGCCGGCACGGGTGCGGTTGGTGGCAGGCACTTCGTAGAGGGCTATGCGCACAGCGGCCGTGCCGGCCAGGGTGCCGCCATCCTGCTGGGTGGCGGTAAATTCGGGCGTTACCACCAGGGCACTTATGCCCACCGCGGCGATGGCACGCAGTATCTCGTTTTCGATATCGGCCTTGTTCTCGGCCAGGGCGGTTACGTGGTGCTCTACCAGCCAGGGGTCGGCATTCAGCTCGGCGGCTACGAGTTCCTGTATTTCGGTCAGTTTCATTTTGTGTGTCCTGCAATGGCGCGGTTGATAAAAGATCGTACGGCGTTGTTGGCAGTGGCCCGCATCTGGGCTTTGGGCGGCAGCACGCTCGCATCCGGACCTTTGGAGACGGAGCGGAGCAGCAGGTAGAGGATGCGGAGCTGGCGCTTGCCGCGCCCCTGGCCCACTCCGCGCTCAGGACGCGCCGCCAGAAAGGCCTTGCCCCGGTGGCGGAAGACAAAGGCATCCTCGCGCGAGGGAAAGTGCTCTCTCGGCCATACGCCATAGAGTGCATCGCGGAGCGGTATGGCCATGGCCTTGCCGGGCTTGGCGTGGATGGTGCCGCCCTCGAGGTGCCAGCGGATGCCCGGGTGCCGGATGGTTACTGTGCCGCTTTGGACGGTGGCGGTGGTATGGATAGCCTCGGCAGCCTTGGCCCAGTAGTTGCTGGTGGTGTGGCGGCTCTTTCTGGCATTGCGGGCCACAAACCAGGGGCGCAGGTCTTTGGCTACGGCCTCGGCCATTATCTTGTGGATGGCAGTATTGGCGGCCACAGCGCCGCGCAGGCGTGCCAGGGCGGCGGCCGGCTCGGCGGCGTAGATCCGGATGTTGATGCCAAAGGGGGTTGCGCTCATGGAGTGTGGTATGTTAGGTTGGTGGTAATCGAAGCGCAGGGCACACCCGCCAATGTGCGCGGAGAGAGGCCAGCGTCGGGGTGTCGGCGAGTGGTCTTCATGAGGCACCTTCCTTTCTCAGGAGGGTGCCTTTTCTTTTGCTTTCGGCATAGCGGGCACGGCTGCCGCCCGGAATCCAGGTAATGACCTTGCCCTCGGGGTCGGCCTGTACCAGGATGCGCACCGGCTTCCCCTCTGTCTCAAATTCTTTGAGGTACCAGGTGCCGTCGGGGCGTTCCCACACTTCTTGCGGCTCCTGGATAGCCGCCAGTGCGTGGCGAATACGATGCAGGCGTGCATCGATCATGGCCTCGGAATAACCTTTATCGTGCCAGTGTTGCTCTACCTCCGGCCCTATGCTTACGGTTTCCCGGCCGGGTGCTGTGCCTACAGCCTCGCCGGAGGCTATCAGGGCGCGGGCCTCCTGCGGCGGCACAATGGCCGGCAGGGGCGTTACAGCGGTATCGCGCAGTGCCTCGTAGCCCAGCTCTGCGGCAGAAGTGTGCGGCAGGGGCACCTGTACCGGAGGTGCCAGCGAGAGCGTATCACCCTCGAAGCGGGCACCGGGGCCGAAGGCTTTGAGCACGGCTGCTTGCAGCTCGGGCATCTCCTCGAGCCCCGGCAGGCGTGCCTCGGCCACCTCGGGGTAGGGCAGCGGCTCGGGGGTCAGGTGCTGCTCGGGAGTCAGCAGCCCCAGCCGCTCGGCCTCGGCACGGCCGATATCCATCACGCCCATGCCGCTGCCGTAATCGTAGGGGGGCCAGGGGTTGCCAAAGCGCGAGAGGTTTACCCACACGGGCGATGTCTTGAGGGCGATCATGCGGCCGCCGTAGAGCTGGCCCCCAGCCTCGCGCCAGCGTTGGCGCCAGGTGGTGCGCGGCACCCGGCGGGCCATTATGCGCACCAGCTCCTGGGCGGGCCACATATCCAGCACATCCTGGTCCATATCGGCTGCATACTTGCCATAGCCGCGGGCGTTGCGGGTATTCTGCTGCAGTATCAGGTCCAGCCGGCGGCGGCTGCGGTGGTCCTTGAGGGTGCCTGCCTCCCCGGCGGGCGGCTCGTAGCCGGCAGCATCGAGGGCGCGGCGGATATCGCGGCGGGCTTCGCTCATGGAGCGTTCGCCATCCAGAATGCCTTTGATCGAGCGCCCGATCTCCACCAGCGGCTCCACCCGGCTGAGCCGGGCCGAGAAGAGTGCCTGGCGGCGGATGGCAGCCGGCAGGGCTGCCAGCTCGGCCGAGCTGGCACTGGTGGGTAGCGGTATCCTGGGCAGGTCGTAGGGCATGGCGGGTGTTACTGTGCGGCGATTACGCTGGCGACATCGCTGTAGACGGGTGGGTAGTATGGTGAATCGGGGGCAAAGGGATCGGGCGGGTTCTGGCAGCCGCTGCAACTGGCCTGCAAGAGCATTGCCAGTGCAATGCAGATAAGCGGCAGGATGGATTTTGCACGGCGATAGAGGCCGCCGAGGTGCCAGACCGCATTGTAGTACGAGCGCCTCACCCATCTATGCGTCCGGGCACGCAGCATGATGCCGGAGAAGAGATCATCCCCCAGGCGCAGCACCTCGGTAACCGTCCAGCCCCAGACGGCGGCTATGGCCTCTGCCTCAAGGTACCAGGGGTCGTGCAGCAGCGATCCTGCCACCACGCCGCGCGGGCTATCCGGTGCCAGTGTGGCACCATCGCAGACGCCCTCGCCGTAGGCTTTGACGGTGATGCGGCTCTGGCGCGTTGCGGGCAGGGGCTCCACCCGGATCAGCGGCCCATCGTAGGCAGGTAATAGCCTGTCCACCAGCGGCAGCGTCCAATTCTCCAGCAGCTCGTAGCTGTTGGACTGGTCGCGCCGTATGGCGCGGATGGCCGCACCGATCACGATGGCAGTGAGGGGGATACTCATGCTGGCTTACTTCCACTCGATTTTGCGCACGGCACTGCGCTCAGGTACACTGCGGGCATTGAGACGCGCCAGGGCGGTAACGAAGCAATAGACCTCCTCGCCGCGCCGGACCTGGTAGCCCGCAAAATCTCCCTGCTTGATGTGGCCGCTTTCCATCTTGGCCCAGGGCTTGCTGGTCTGGCCTGGCCGGAGCCATTCCCAGCTCGCGGCGTGCCAGCGGCCATCGGGCAGCTTGGCGACCACCCAGATGTTGCCTTCCATGCCATCTTTGACTGGCCACTTGCCCGCCTTGGTGTGCGGAAAGTGCAGCATGTCGCCGGAGGTGTAGCAACCAGTAAGTGTGCTGGAGATTGCCCATCCGCGCACGTCCGGGCCGTGCCACTTTACGGTGGAGAGGTCAATTTCGTCCGGCGTAATATCGCCGCTGTTTGCGGCATCAATCTCGTCGATGGAAGGTTCCACAATCTGCCCATCCTGCACGTATTTGGCCAGCAGCTCCTCAATCCGCTGCGTAATCCGTTCATCCTGGCCGATTTCTTCGCCTATCTCCTGCAGGCGTTGTTCGGCGCGGATTATTGTCACGATCTCGCGCGTCTGCGCGGGGGTCACTGCCCCGGCCAGTCCCTGGCGCGTCAGGGCGGCTTCCACGCCCGCCACTACCAGATCCTCGGTTACTCCGAGTTCTGTCAGGGTTGTGCAGGCTACCAGCAGGCAGGCTGCCGCAATCATGGGGATAGTCCTCAGTGTTTGTCTCATGCTCTCTGTTTCCTTTCTTGTGGCACGGTGTCTACCATGCCTCCAGTGTTATGCGCCGCCAGGTGTCCGGTGCAATGCAGCGGTAGAGGTGTGTATCGGTTATCCGGACCTCGCCCGTTTTGCCCGGTGCGGTGCTGGTGGCCGGTGCGGCCTGTGGGTCGATTATCAGGGTGGCACTATTCTCGATCACAGTATCGCCATAGCCTAGCGCCATGCGGTTGCGTGTCTGGGCGAGGTTGCCGACAACCCGGAAAAACATCGTATCGCTGCCAGCCGGGCGCGGAAACCTCACGCGGTGGCAGGTGCGCCCATCCACGGTAATGGTGGCAGGGTAGTTGCTCTGCTGTCCGGCGGAGGTGGTCCAGGTGGCGGGGCGCAGCGTGGGCGATTGCTGCACGCTCACGGCCTCCCAGGGGCCGGCGGCCACATCTATCAGCACATCCCCGCCAGCCTCTGTAAGCGCCACAATGTCGAAGCCATCCACCGCTGCCCCGCCGGCTGCGCCCTGCGTAATCCGCAAGAGCGGCCAGCCCATCGAGAGCAGCACCAGGTCATCCCCCAGCCAGGCCAGCCGGAGGGTGCCGTGGTTATCCAGCCATACCTCCTGCCGTGCTGTTTTTATGGTCTGGGTGGCGGGGTGTTCGCTCCAGTGGTCGGCGGTCTGGGGGTCGTAGCGTTGCTGTATCCAGTCGCGCAGACCGTAGAGGTCGATCTCGCCGATGCTGTCGATTATGGAGAGGTGCTGTGTGCGCAGGTCGAGCACGCTGGTGCGCTCGTTGGTTGCATAAGCCCAGACTACGATATTGCTGCACGAGACGCGCGGCGTGTTGTTTTGCATGTCGGAGCTCTGCGAGGGGAAGTTGCGCGCAGTAAGTTCGATGCCCTCATCCGTGGCCCGGTTGATCCGAAATGTGCCGCTAACGGCGGAGAAGTCGGCCGTGGCAGAAGAGAGGCGGAAGGCAGGGTCGATGGGGCGGACCCAGGCGCGGCGGGTGATGTTGGTATAGATGTCGCTCCCGGCATTGGGGAAAAACTCCATGCTGCGTCCGGGCAGGCTCTCTACGCCCTCGCCCAGCACGATGTAAAACTCAGACTCGACGAGCTGGCGGGTGGGCGCAAAGCGCACGGCGTAGGGGTCGCTGGCTATCAGGGTGCCGGCTTCGGCCGTGCCTATGCGGAGCGTGGCAGTGTCTCCACTCTGCCCCACGGTATAGGTAAGCTCATCGACGCGGTTCTGCACCCCCTGCTGGTGCTCTATTTCGTCGCGTCGCTGGAGCCTCACAGCCCCATCATCGGCCAGGGCAAACTCGGCCGCTACAGCCAGGGCAAACAGTATGGCAAAAAGCTTCATCATCAGTTACTCCAAAAAGAGGGAGGCCTCCATAAACTTGAGACCTTCGGCCCCGCCGCTATCGGCCCGGATGATAGTCTCGATCGCGTCGAGCAGGGCCTCGCTGGCAAAGGCGTTGCTGCCGCCGTATGCGGTGGTCCAGGTGCCGGCAAGCACGAGCGTGTCTTCGGTGGGCATCACCCAGAAGATCGGGTGCCCGCTATCCCAGAGGTGTGGCGTGTGGCAGGTACCCGGCAGCAGGGCTGTTACCTCATCGGGCATGATCCACTTGCCAAACCGCACATTATCCCACGACGCGCGGAACCCCTCGTGCCAGTCCGTATGGGTTACAGACTGGTGCAGCACGTTTTCGCCCGGCATGATGCCGTAGGGAGCCACGGTGTTGTGGCAGGTATGGCCGAGCACCATGGTGCGCGAGAAAACTGAGGGCGAGAGCTTTTTGATCTCGCTGTTGCGCATTACATGCACGATCATGCTCTGCGGCATTGCCTCGGCAAAGCGGTGGATGCTCACATCGCGCACGGTACCGATTACGCCATTTTTGCCGGCAGCGGGGTCCCAGTCGGCATAGCGGAAGTCATCGGTGTCGCGGTCGAAGCACCACCAGGTACGCGTGTAGCTCTTGGCAAAATGCGCTGCCCCCACCGCATAATGCGGTGCGATTACAACGTATGGAGCGTGTGCGTAGTGATCTCCACGCCAGGCTGTCACGCAGCGCAGCTGGTCGCCGATCCCTTTGTCGAAGAAGGTTCTGTTGGCCACCGTCGGCAGCACGGCATCGTCGTTGGCACCGTTGGTGCCGTAGAGCTGGAAGGCGTCGAGAAAGTCTTTGTCGGCATTCCGGCAGTACTGATAGTGCGATATTCTGTCGTTGGGTGCGGAGTTGAGTTTCTGCGCAAGACTGAATGTGAGCTCGTGGCGGAACGTGCTGTCATCCTCTGCGGCCGGGTTCTGGAGTACGGTTCTCTCTCGCGTCTCGGCAAACACGATGGCCTGCCGTTTGATGCCTCTCTCCCCGGCATCCGCCTCGACAGTTACGGCCCCCTCCTGCAGCGGGGCTTGCACCACGTCGCCATCCAGCACAACAGGCACGGAGGAAGCCACGATGCTCCACGTCACGTCCGGAGGCGTCAGGGCGTTGTCGAGCATCCGGGCATTAACCTCCACCTCAAGCCGCTTGTCATAAATGGAGCTGCCGCTGGCGAAGAGGATGAAAATATCGCCCAACCGTTCGAGTGTATTTGTTTTGTCGGCATAAATGTCGCTGTAGGTGATCCACCAGTAATCCGGGCTGGCATAGCCGCCCGGCAGGCTCAGCGAGAGGTCGGCCAGGGCGGCCTCTATCTCGCCAGTCCAGGGCGGGTTGATGATCTCCACCGTGGCAAAGTCTATACTCTGCCGCGGCAGGGGCAGCTCGTTGGGCACGGCACCGGGGCTGGGGCGCATGCGTATGGTCCCAGAGGCCCGATAGGCCCGGGTGCCCTCCTGCTGTACTGCCACAAACCAGGTATAGTGCAGAGCCCCGCTATCCATGGCAGGTACCCAGGTGGCAACTATCCGCCCCTCTGCTTCCGGGGGGGCAGCCACTGCCGGTGTACTCCACCAGGCGTTGTGCATGCCGTTGGTCTGCCAGTAAAAGGTGCCCACGGCTCCGGGCGGCAGGGCTACCGGCTTGCCGCCATGCATGAGGCGCGGGGAGAGTACCACTGTGTCGCCCCGCAGTATGTCCACATCCTTGGGCTTTACCTCATGCTCCTCGGCGGCCACGTCCCAGCGGATTTCGCGGGTAATGCCACCCAGGCTGCAAAGGGCTTGCAGGGCTATTGCAAGGGTGGCCAGGAGGGGGTGTTTTATACTCATCACAGGATGCTCTCCGGTACTTTGATGGCGGGCAGCGGGGTGGCACTGCCGGTGGCGGAGTGGGGGTTGGCCGGGGTTTCCACGCGGAAGGTGCCGGCGGCTACGTCTTCGAGGCGTTTGAGGGCGTCGTCGCGGGCCTTGGCGCGGGCTCCCTTGGGGTCGAGCAATATGCCGCCGGCACGGGTGCTGTAGGCCGGCACGGCCAGATCCAGCGCAGTATCGCGCAAGGAGGGCGGTATGCCGCTGGGGGCCATGATGGCATCGCGCCGGGCGCGGATGTAGCCACGCACGGTGGCTTCGATGCCGGCCAGCACGTCGGCCAGGATCAGCTCGGCCGCATCGCCGGTGGCACGCGCCAGGGCGCTGCGCTCGGCGGCTGAGAGGCGCGAGTCGATATCGGCGGGGGTGAGGCTGATCCAGGCGACGGTGGACATGCTGCAAGCCCTCCCTAGCGCTTGAGGTATACGCGCACTGTGCCACCGGTGGCGGAGCCGCCCCAGAGGAGCGTATCGCCACGGATGAGCCAGAGCCCGTTGGTGATAACCTCGCTGGCCACACCACCGCTGAGGGTGAGAGTGGCCACCGCGTTGGTGGCGGCGCGGTTGTGTGTTACGCGCGAGACGGTAACGGTGCCATCGGCAGGATCGCCGCCGAGCACCTCCAGCGCCACCACCTGCGCGGCATCTACTGCCGGCGGCAGCGTACGCTGGCCGGGCTGGCTGAGCACGGCCACGGCAAAGCCGTTGGCCAGCACTACGCCAACGCCAAGGCAGAGGATGAGTGCCGAGAGGATGTAGAGACGTTTTCTGTTCATGGTTGTCTGTGCTTTCTTTTTCGGGGGTTAGGGTTGGCTGCCGCGGGGCACTCAGCCAGCCTTGAGGCGGATGAGTACCTTGCGGTCGATCTGCTTGGCACCGTAGAGTGCCTCCACCGCGAGGTGGTTCTTGCCGGTGGCGGCCTCGCCAAAGCGGCGGATGCCAAAGAGAATGCCGCTATCGTCGTCGTAGGCCTGGCCGGTCTCCTCGTACACGCCGGGGCTCTGGGGCTGCAGGTAGCGCATGCCCACCCCGAGTGCCTGCGGGAGCGAGATAAAGCCCCCCAGCTCCGGCTGGGCGCGGGAGAGCAGCGGGGCACGCACGATCTGCCCGAAGCCATAGAGGTTGGGGATGATGCCGCGCTGGATAGCCTCGGGGCTGCCGTAGCGGGTGGCATCCAGCTCCTCCAGCAGCTTGGAGTAGTACACGCCGGTAAGCACCAGCGAGGCTTGCGTGGGGTCGATATCGTTCTCCTCGGCCAGGGTTACGAGCTGCGTAACCACGGCCGTGCCAAACTCCGCCAGGGGCAGGTCCACGGCCCGCTGGTACTGGCCGTTTACGAGGCCGAAGGCATCCTCCACCACGGCCACGGCCAGCCCGCGCGAGCACTGGCGGCCCTTGCCCTGCCAGTAGTCTACCGGGCTCTCGGCAAACTCGCGGTCGGTGTAGCCGGCCTTGGCCACCTTGTGGCGGTTTACGGGTATGTCCACGCCCTCATCGGTATGGCCGCCGGAGGCGTAGTTATTGTTCACGGGATCGAAATCGTCCGCCGCGACGGTGCCGAGGACCGGCACGCGGACTACATCGCCCTTTTCCCCGGCTTCGCGGTTGAGCCCCATCGAGAAGGCGGCGAGCTGGGTAACGATGGCGTTGGTCTCCAGTACTACCGTATCGGCAAAGATACGGCTCTGCATATTGGTAAGTGTGTTGGCCATGGGTATGGTGTTCCTTTCTTGCTGTGCGGCTGCGGCTGGCTATTGCGCGGCGGCGGTGGTGCTGCGCTCGAGTGCCAGCAGCTCGGCGCCGTGTTCGCGCTGGTAGGCATCTTTGGCGGCGCCCTCGGGCATCTCGCGAAAGATTTCGAGCTTGTTTTTTACTGCGCTGGCACCGCCGGTGGCGGCATCCAGGAAGGAGGGGCGCCGGGCCTCGGCCCGGTTGGTTACCGGGGGCTCAGCCTGGGGCTTGTTGCGCTGGAGGGTGCGCAGCATGGCGCGGGCGGCCTCGGGGTACTGCCGGTAGAGGGCGATGAAGTCGGCCTTGTTCTGGATGATGTCTTCGTTCTCTTCGGCGGCCTCTTCGGCCTCGCTGTTGAGGGCGGCGGCCTCGGCCTCGGCACGCTCGGTGAGCAGCGCCTGGATAGCGGCGAGGACGTCCTCTTCGGTGGCGTCTTCGGGCAATCCGAGCAGGGTGATGAATTTTTCCATGTCGGTCGGGTCCTTTGTGGTGCTGTTGCCGGCAAGGCCCGGCGGGGGTGGTTGGGGGGTGGTTTCCGGCGGGTCTGCCTTGTTGACTACCGGAGCGAGTGCATCTTTGAAACGGGCGGTATTGGTAAGCCCCACGGAGAGGAGCTTCTCGGGGCGGCCATCTTCCAGCAGGTCCCAGACCGGGGAGAGCCAGCGCAGGCGGCGGTTGACCACCTCGGCATAGCCGATATCGGTCCAGCGCAGGAGCCCCCAGAGGCCATCGGCCCGCAGCTCCAGCTCTACCACCCAGGCCATGGCGGCGCTATCGGCCCGCTGCTGGTCCATGGACCAATGTTCGCGATCCACCAGCAGGGGGGTGGCGGGGTCCCAGGCGGCCAGTATGCCGCGGAGGGCCTGCGTATCCAGCACCTGCTGGCCATAGAGTGGCTGGCCATCGGCATCCAGCAGGGGTTCGCCATCTTTGTGGCGCATGTAGCGGTAGGTGCCGTAGGGGGCTATATGGCACCAGCTCTGGGGCTGGGTGGCGGGCTCTATGGCGCTCTGGGCGTTGGTGGTGGCAGTGGCAGTGGTGGACATGGCAGTGGGTTATCCTTTGTGGGGCTGTTGCGGCTGCTGGTGGTAGCCCTCGGCCACGGCCCCGGCCAGCAGGCGGGCTATGGCGGCGGTGGCAGTATCTGTAGCGGGGCTGCTGCCGGCAGCGGCGGCGGCAAGCTGCGGCAGGTCCTGGTAGAGGGCGGCCAGGGCACGCTGGAGGGTGGCGGGGTCGGGCTCGGCCAGGGCATCGAGCAGGCGGTCTATCACCGGTGCCAGCTCCAGGCGGCGGGCCAGTACCAGGGCCTCCAGGGCGGCCTCCTCCGGCTCTGTAGCGGTGCCTTCCGGGGCAGGCTGGGCGGGGTGGTCGGCCTTGTTGGCCAGGCCGCTGTAGGAGTATGGGCCGGGCTGTTCGGGGTTCTCTACCAGCTCCAGGCTGTAGCCGCTCTGTTCCTCCAGATCAGCCTGGCGGATGCGGTAGCCGCTCTCGCGGGCGGCGGCGGCCGTCTTGAACACCTCTTTGGCCGTGGGCGGGGGGTCGCTAAAATCGAAATACGCCAGGTGCGGACGGCCGGGAAACTCCGCCTCCAGCAGCGCCTTGTTGATCACGCGGTTGAAGGCCGTGGCTATCAGCCGGCAATCGCGCCGGATGATGGTGCGCCAGGTGGCCTCGTGTGCCTCGGTAGCACCCTGGCCGATGCCGGTGGCCCCGGTAAGGCTGGTAAGCAGGCCGCCCGTGGCCATCAGCACTATCAGCTGTTGCTGCCGCTCCAGAAAGGCCGTAAAGGGGTCTGCCCCGCGGGCCTCGCTGGCATAGTGTACGCTGCTGCCATGGGGCACGGCGCCGCTGCCGCCCTCGGCCACGCCCTGGGCGGCCTGCATGTAGGTATCCTCGCGCTCGGGGTCGGTATCGGGCGGCATCACTATCACCACCGGGGGCACGCCGTAGCGCTCCAGGAAGAGGCCATACTTCTTATCCCCCAGGCTGCGGCGGATGTAGATCTCGAGCGCGGGGTAATCGATATGGCGCGGGCGCACGATGCTGACCAGCTCGCCGCGCGGTATGGGCTGCAGGTTGGCACTGCCGCCAAAGGTGGAGCTGGCATCGGGGTTCCAGTACCAGCGGCCGGTAGGGATATCGCGGCAGAAGTTCCAGCCATCCAGCAGCTCGAACCCCGCCAGCGCTTTGCCCGCGCTGCCGTAGAGCGGGCGCACGTGGGCAAATCCGCGGAAGAAGGCCGCCGCCAGGGCCTCGATAGCGCTGGCCATGTTGGCGCGGTCGGCCTCGGCATAGGCCAGAGTCAGGTAGGCCTGCTGCTCTGTGGCCAGGGCCTCGCTGTAGCCGCGGGCGCGGGCGGCATCTACCTTGCGCACGGTCCAGTCTGTTTCCACCTGGGCTGTGGCGCGGCGCTCGGCCACGGTCAGCAGTATCGGGTCTACCTGCTCGATCTCGTTGTAGAGCCACTGCAGCTCGGCATAGGAGCCCATGCGGGCATTATCGTAGATGCGGCTGGCCCGCTCTACCGAGAGGCCGCGCAGGGGGTTTACCGTTTCGGCCCAGGCGGCCATCTCGCTCTTGCGGTAGAGCGGGCGGTAGGTGGCGGGTATGGCGCGGCCGTAGGCATCGTAGAGCTTCATGGTGCTTACATTACCTCCTGCTGGTGGTAGGCGGTGCGGGGGCGGAAGGGGCGCGGCATAAAGGTGGGGGCCTGTGCAGCCGCTGCGGCCCGCCAGGCCAGGGCCAGGGCGGTGCAGCGGTCGGAGTGGCCCTCGGCGGTGCGCCGGGCCATGTAGTTGTACTGGCCATTGCGTACGATCTGCTGCATCTCGTGCAGGTCTTCGCGCACCTCCACATCGATCGGCACCCGCAGCCGGGTGGGTGCCTCAAAGGCACGCCGCAGCCGGGGGAAAATCTCGCGCTTGAAATTGACTGTAAAGGTAGCCAGCTCCACCTTGCCGAATTTGTGTTGCTGGGGGGCATACTCGCCGTGGGTCTTTACCAGGTAATCGCCGAGGCCGATGCCGGGGCCGGTATAGTCCAGCACCACGCGGCGGGCAGCGGCTATGCGGTGGTTCAGGGCTGCCTCCTGGTCGGGCGTGCTCATGCCGCGCAGTACCAGCACCTCGCGGGTGTAGGAGACATCGCCCACCTTCTCGAGCGTCCAGCAGACGGTGGGATCGTGTATCCGCCCAAAGTCGATCCCCAGATAGAGCTGTGCCCGGCTCTCCGGCGCAAAGATGGCGGGATCGGCATAGGTGGTGGCCTCGGCACTCTCGGCCAGGGCGATAATGTCGTAGGGCAGCAGTACGTTGGAGCTATCGATAAACTCGCACATGTACTCCTGCGCCCAGGCTTCGTCGCTATCGATAGCTTCGCGCAGCTCCTCCACATCTGTGCCCAGGTGCGGCGCAGCGTCGAGAATGGTGGTAGTGTGTACGCTCCAGCCCCTGGACTGCCCTGAGCAGATGCGGTAAAACCGCGCCCCCCGGCCGCCCTTGCCATTGGCCGTGCTGCTGATAAAGAGCCGCTTCTGCCCGCGCAGCGGGTTGCTTATCGAGGGGAAGATTGCCTTCCAGGTAGCATCGGGGTCTTCAAAAAAGGCAAACTCATCCATCCACACATGGGCTGAAAATCCGCGCACCGTATCCGGCTTGCCCGGCACGGCGATAATGCGGCTGCCGTTGGGGTACACGATTGTGGCACTCTTCATCAGTGCGCCGGGGGCATCGCGCTCATCGAGCTGCTCGGCAATGGCAAAATCGAAAGCCTCGCTCCAGTCGCGGCACTTCAGCACCGCCTCGTAGCTCTGCCGCTCCGAGGGCGATACCACCAGCACATCCGTCTTGGCGGTGGTCATGGCATCGCGCACGCAGCGGGCAGCACCGCCAAAGCTCTTGCCCACCTGGCGGCTTGCCAGCCATGCCACAAACCGCGCCCGGTCATCGTAGATCCGGCGCTGGTATGGCAGCAGCAGCTCTATGGGGCTCTTGATACTCACAGCCCGAAAATCTCCCGGATGCGTGCCTCGCGCTCCTCGGCGCTTAGCTGTGCATCCTCCACCGTGTTCTTTATCTCTCCCAGCCGTGCCTCGGCGGCCTCAAACTTCTCCCGTGCCAGGCGCTGGGCCTCGGCCAGGTGGGTTATGCGGGCAGCCTCGTTGGCGCCGTGGTTGGCGCGTAGTGCCATGCGGGCAAACTCCAGCGCGGCGGCGCTATCGTCTGCCGCCACGTAGCGGAAAAAGCCATCCTTGAGGGCCTTGCGCATACGCTCATCCAGCACCTCCTCATCGGCAATCGTGTCGAACTGGGTGGAGAGGTCGATATCGCGCCGGATCTGCGCCCGCAGGCGGCTGCGGCTCTCCCGCTTCCACCAGCGGGCCAGGGCCGAGGGGCTGCTCTCTATGCCCCACTGCTCCAGCACCCACTCGGCGGCACGGCCATACGGCATGGTACGGAGTACGGCGAAAAGCTCGTCTTGCTGGGCCGGTGCCAGTGCCGCGAGGGGCGAATCTGTGCGTGCCTTGCGCAATTTATACTATGCTCCCCTCTCTCCCTCTCTTACACTCCAAACCGGCCCACCCCCGCGGGGGTAAGCAGGTAGCTCAGCAGCTCCGGGTCGTCCGGGTCTGCCAGGCGGCGCAGGTCGCCGCGCCGCTCCAGGTGCGCCACTGCGCCCTGGCAATCGGCCACAGAGGCCGCCACCCGCACAAAAGGCGCCACATAAATAGCCAGTTGGCGCACCGTAAGGGCACGCCCCCCGCTCTCTGCCAATACCGTGCCTATGGCCCGGCAAAGCTCTGCATCTACCCTCTTGCCCATGGCTGCTACTCCTCCTCCCCCTCTGCCGCTGCTGCCCGGCTGCTGCTGCCGCCCCGGCGGCCCATCTGGGCCAGCTGCATCCGCAGAGCACGCAGCTCTCCGCCAAAGCCGGCCACAGCATCGGCCACGCTATTTACGCGGCGGAATACCTTGTCGATCTCCTCGCGCAGCAAGTCGCTCTGGCGCTGCTGCAGCGCCTCCAGCGCCTCCAGCCGCCGGGCGTGGTCTGCCAGGCACACCTCCGTGCGCGATACCCTCTCGCCCACGCCCTGCGTGGCCGCCTGCTGCTCTTGCGGCGTGGGCTTGCCGCGCAGCGTAAACCAGGCCCGCGAGAGGGCATTAAAGAGCGCCACGCTAAAGTAGGCACAGGCGATAAAGGCGGCAATCTCCACCGGGGGGCTAAACTGGCTCATACGCTTACAGGCTGCTTTCTCTTTTGCTCACACTCATTCTCCAAAAAACCGGCTGCCGGCACGTAGCGCAGCGCCCCCCGCCGGGCGGCCCGGAGCAACTGCCGCCCGGCGGGGCTTGCCTACGGTTCGTTTTTTTTCTGGCGTGGAATATGGGGTTACACACAAGGAGCCACTGCCGGCAAAAACAGCCCCATTATCCCACCCTCCGGCCCCCTTGCCTGTACGTACTTGCGCAACTTGCGCTTAAAATGCACTAAAAAGCCGGAAAAAAGGCCAAAAACACCCCAAAAAGCAAAAAACCCCTCAAAACGGCTACCCTGTCCCTTTTGCAAAAAACTAACCGCCAAGACCGCCAAGACCGCCAAGAACACCAAGGTAGGGCGTGACCGCCGGGCACGCCGCCGCCGCAGCGGCAAGGTGCAGACTCTGCCACGGGCGGCAGCGTGCAGACCCTGCCACACACAGCCCGGATATTAAGCCGCGGAAAGCGCAGAAAACCGCGGAAACTTCAAATACGACACCTGTCGCATTTGGGGAAAATGGCACGGTGGAGACCCTGCCACAGGCCAAAAACACCCGAAAACAGCCGAAAAAGGCTGAAAACAGCCCGAATTTACCCGATACGCCCCGCAAATTTCAAATACGACACCCTGTCGCATTTGGAAAAAGGCAGCGTACAGACACTGCCACAGGGCGCGAAAGCTCAAATACGACACCCTGTCGCATTTGGAAAAAGGCAGCGTGAGGACACTGCCACAGAGCACTGAAAATCAAATACGACACCCTGTCGCATTTGGAAAAAGGCAGCGTGAGGACACTGCCACAAGGCACGAAAACTCAAATACGACACCCTGTCGCATTTGGAAAAAGGCAGGGTGCGGACACTGCCACAAGGCACGAAAACTCAAATACGACACCCTGTCGCATTTGAAAAAAGTCAGAGTGCGGACACTGCCACAAGGCGCGAAAACTCAAATACGACACCCTGTCGCATTTGGAAAATGGCAGGGTGCGGACACTGCCACAAGGCACCGGAATTCAAATACGACACCCTGTCGCATTTGGAAAAAGGCAGAGTGCGGACACTGCCACAGGCCGCCGGAAATCAAATCGGACAGGGTGTCCGTTTTGGAAAAAGGCACGGTGCGGACACTGCCACAGGGCACCGGAATTCAAATACGACACCCTGTCGCATTTGGAAAATGGCAGGGTGCGGACACTGCCACAAGGCACCGGAATTCAAATACGACACCCTGTCGCATTTGGAAAAAGGCAGCGTGAGGACACTGCCACAAGGCACGAAAACTCAAATACGACACCCTGTCGCATTTGGAAAAAGGCAGAGTGCGGACACTGCCACAGGCCGCCGGAAATCAAATCGGACAGGGTGTCCGTTTTGGAAAATGGCAGGGTGGAGACACTGCCACAAAGCACCAGAACTCAAATCGGACAGGGTGTCCGTTTTGGAAAAGGCAGCGTAGAGACACTGCCACAGGGCACCGGAAATCAAATCGGACAGGCTGTCCGTTTTGGAAAAAGGCAGCGTACAGACACTGCCACAAGGCTAAAAATATTGCGGCTGCTACTTTATCACTTTAGATTCAATAACTTTCGAGAGTACCGGTGTAATTGCCCCCAATAAAAACCCGAGAAAATATGTCAAAAAAGCTGCCACAACTTTTAGTAACCTAATCCACCATCTTTTGCTTTTTCGTTCTGCCTTTAAACGTTCAAGCTCCAAGCGCCCAGTATATGTAATAGAGTCTAGCGCAGTTATATTGCCGATCTTTACGCCAGATATAAGGCCTGCTTGCCGCAATTCCCTGACGCGAGTTAAGTCTCTTGCCTTCTCATTTTCGCAAGATATATCGGCATAGTTAGCGTATTCGCTTAAAAGTGTAATAAATATATCCGAATCATACTTTTTCTTTTTTTTGCTTGTCATAGAGCCCCCTCCAACTCCTTGACTGCTTCTGTCAGCTTAAAAAAAGCCTTTTTGGCACATTCAAGTTTTTTGGATGCAAGTTTTTCGCTAGTTTCATTTATTGGCATACCTAGTAGCCAATCTGTCGTTACCCCAAAATAACAAGCCAGTTTTACCAAAACTTCAAAAGATGGCTGATATCTGCCTAACTCCCATGTGCTGTATGTTCCCTGCTTTATGTCCAGTGCCTGACAAACCTCACCTTGAGATTTTTCGCCACGAGCTTTTCTAAGCCGGCTAGAAAATAATTCGCTCATTTCTAGTTTTCCTCTTGACACGCTCTAGTGAACCTAGTAAGTTGCGCTGTGAAGCCCGCAACAGTCGCCGCAATGTTAGCGCAAGACCGTTGCGGGGGAAAGGACAAAAGCCATGAAAACCAAAGACTACACCATTACGCGCGAATACCAGCTACGGGGCATAAACCGCGCCGCGCGGGAGCTACGCGTAAGCCCCGGGCACCTCAGCCGCGTGATCCGCGGCGAACGTACGCCCGGCAAAGAGCTGGCCCGGAAGCTACAGCGCCTGGGCATACACTACGAAACCGCCGATACCTACTAACCCACCACACACACAGGAGCCAGAGCATGAGACTGATAGACCACCCCGATAACACAGCCTGGATGCAGGCCAAACAGGGCAATGCCCGAGCCGATGATATTGCCACCTTTGCGGCCCGCTACCAGCGGGAAAACCCCTCCGCCTGGTGCGTGGCAGTGGTGGAAACTTCTTCGCGGGTGGCTGCCCACCACATCCGCCACCTGCCCGAACAGATGCAGGTGGCCGCAGAAACCTGCCACCTTTACGGCCCCCTGACTATCTGGGTAAGCAATGGCCGCCGCGCCCAGTGCATCCAGCGGTACAGTCCGGACACTGCCACAGGAGAAGGCGAGGTGGAGGAATGAGCAAGCCAGCCAGCGCTAGAGCAGCACAGCCAGGGCAAAAGCAACCAGCGCGCAAACGTAGCAGATGTATGAGAATTTTTCGGCGTGTTTTTCGTGCCACTTCAGGGGGCAGGCAATCGGCGCTGGATAGTGCCCGGATGCGTGCTGCGCAAGCAATGTTTCTACAATGCATCTCGCAATCCGCACTCCGGCATGTATGCGTACCCCGCTGGCAAGAGCACCAAGGCATAGCGCTAGGAGTGCTGCCTTTAGCCAGCCTGTTCGAGATACTGGTGCAGCCCCTGCCGCCAGAAGTGGTGTGGCTATTGACAGTGCCGTTATCGCAAGGGTCAGCAGTAGCCTTCCCAGTGCCTCTACCGCAGCCTCCCGCTGGCGCACGTAAACCAGATATTCCTCATATTCTTGTCTATTCATCGGTCCCCCTTCTGCCCCGATTGTAGCAGGAGCCCCACCACAAAACCACACAAGGAGCCACACCATGAGCAAGCAACTTACCTTTCTGCCCGATCCGCGCCCCGATCTATACCCCAGGGCAGCCCCGCGCCTGGTACCCAAAACACCCGCCCGGCGCGATAGCCCGGCACCCACCCGGGCTGGCGGCGGTGGCGATGCCCCGCCGCTCTTGCCCTGCCCCTTTTGCGGCGGGGCACCGCAGCACTGGCAAAACGGCCTCCTCTTCTACTCCCATGTAATACGCTGCGCACACCTCCGGTGCCCGGCCGGCTATGTATGCGCCGAAGGCCCCACCCTGGCCGAGGCCGCCCGCCGCTGGAATACCCGCACAAGCACGGCAAAGGAGGTGGCAGAGTGAGCGAAACTATTGCCAAACGCATTGCCAAGCTGCTGCGCCTGGCCGAAAGCCCGCACCAGGCCGAGGCCGAGGCGGCCATACTCAAAGCACACGAACTGGCGACGGCGCACGGGCTGGAGGTGGAACGGTGCCGCGACTCGGATATTGCAACCAGCCTCGATACCGACATAACAGAAGTGGTAGAGCAGAAGCGCTACACTACGCGGCTGCACAGATGGGCGCGATCAATTATCCGGGAATACTTCTATGTAACTGCAATTGTGTCCAACACCCGCATCTGGTGGATCGGCACAGCCACAAACATAGAGATAGCACGACATGTGTTTGCCTTTCTCTGCCGGGAGTGCAGGCGCTGCCTGAAAAAGAACAAAAAACAACTACGCTCTAAAAATGCCAGGGATGAGTTTATCAACGCGTTTTTCATAGCTCTAAACTGGAAGCTGAGCCAGGCACAAAAAACAGATAACACGGCGGCGCTCGTGTGCCTGCACGACAAAGCTACCGCCGAATATATCGCCAAACACTACCCCGAAACCACCAAGGCTAAAGCACTACAAAGGCCCCGGAAAAACCAAACAGCCCAATACCTTGGCTGGCAGGATGGCTACAACACCAATATCCGCACGGCGATAGCCGGTAAAGAAAACCCAGAACTGGAGGCCACACCATGAGAAAACCCACCCTCTACCGCTGCCGCGCCTGTGGCTGGTACGGCACGCTGGGAGATTACCGCCAGAGCATTAGCCACCGCCGCCTGGCTGGCTGCTGCACTGCGCCCTGGCTGGAGCCGCAAATGCCACACCCCGCCACCCGCCGCCGCCGGGCTGCAGGCGGCACGCTGGCCGCCCTGGTGGCCGCCGCGGTGCTGCTGGCTACGGCCCCGCTCTGGATAGTGCCGGCTGTGGCCTGGATGATATGCACCGGCCGCACCCCCAAAAGCTGCGGCCTGGAGGCCAACGCCATGAGCCAACTGCAGGAGCAACCAAAATGAGCACAACAACACCAACACCAACCGGACACAAAACGCTGGCCGATCTGCGCCGCACTCTGCCGCAGAAGCGCACCATGCGCCTGGCAGAGGTGGCGGAGTGGCTGGGTATCTCGCGCCGCCAGGCCGAGTACTATGCCGCCGATGGCACACTGCTAACCATAAACACCTCGCGCAAGGGGGTGCGCCGCCGCAATACGCGCGTGGTGGTGCGGCTGGAGCGGGCGTTTGACCCCCAGCGGAAGAACTTCCTGACGCTGGAGGAGATGATAATGCGCAGCTCCAACATACTGGCCCCCTGAGGCACCACACTCATTCACCACACACACACAAGAGGTACACATACCATGACACTACCTGCAAACACCACACCACCAAAAAACATGATGATAGACAGCGCCGGCCAGGCTGTGCCGCGCCGCTATGTAAAGCCCTACGACCGCAAGCGCGACCAGCTCGCCCGGCGCTGCCTGGCACGCTGGCTCAAGGGGCAGGAGGCGATCGATCGCATCTACCGCGAAACTGCGGCCGATATCGAGACGCTGGAGGCCATGGCGGCCGAGCACCGCAGCGGCGGGCGGCAGCCCGGCACGCGGGGGAACTTCCAGTTCTCATCCTTCGATGGCAGCATACAGGTGGCCCGTGCGGCCCGCTACGAGCTGCGCTTTGATGAACGCCTGCGGGTGGCGCAGGAGATAATAGAGGAGATGATTGCCGAGAAGGCCACCGGGATAGACCGGGACCTGGCCGAGCTGCTGCGCGGGGTATTCCGGCCCACGAGCGATGGGCTGCTCTCCCAGGCGCGGGTGATGGGGCTCTTCCGCCTCAAAATCCGCCACAAGCGCTGGCAGCAGGCGATGGACCTGATACGCGAATCGATCGAGAGCCGGCGCGGCAAGAACCTGCTCTCGCTACGGGTACGCGGCAGCAATGGCGAGTGGCAGAGCATACTGCTGAATATCGCCGCTGTGGCCGATGACGGCACCGCCGAAGACCCGGCCTGAAAACCCCCTCCCCCTTAATTAAAGGAAAAACCACCCAAAATGAAACACGTTGCCAAAGCCCCCCCTGCCGCCCCCGCCACCCCCGCCACTGCCGAAGCCTGGGACACCCCGGCAGCGGTGGAGATACTGCCGGCCGATGCCGCCACCCCGCCGCCACCGGCAGACCCGGCCCTGCTGCATGCGCTGCTGGCGCAGATCGGGCAAGACATAACCAATGCCGAGGTCGGCCGCTTTTATGCGCTGCGGGCCGGCATCGGCCTGATCGTAACGCGCGAATACATCCCCCACGGAGAGTGGGGCGGCGCGATTGCTGCGGCCTTTCCCCACCGCCATCCACGCACGATCCGGCGCTACCTCAAATCGGCGCGCGGCTTTCTGGAAGACCGAGCCCTGATGGCGGCCGAGGTGTGGCCGCATATCGCCAGCATCGCGCCGGAGCAGATCGCGGCGGCCCAGCACCAGCAGCAGCGCCTGCTGGCAGAGGGCAGCACCGTAGCGGCCGGGGAGACGCTGCAACAGGCGGCGCCGGAGCTGCCGGCCGAAGTGCTAATGATGCTGGAGCACCTGGCCCCGAAGGAGCCCGAGCCAGCCGGCACTGAGAGCAAAAGCCTGACTGCCAAGGAAAAACGCGAGCTGGCCATAACCACCTGGGAAAGGCTGGGCACCCGCGTAACCACCGAGGCGGTAATGCGCAAGAGCTGGCTGCTGCTCGACCTCGACCAGCAGGAGCAACTGGCCGCCGCCCTGCGCACTGCGGCCGACGAAATACAGCGGGCCTTGCGCAAAGCCTATGCCAAGGCAAACCTCTAAGAGAAAAGGAGCACCCCCGATATGCACAACCCTCACGGTTCGTTTTTTGTCCGCCCGGTACCTGCCGCCGCAGAGCCTGCCTGCGCTGCCGGCAACCTCTCGCCCGAGCTGGCCGCCCTCTCGCCCGACCACCGCGCCGAGGTCTGGGCGCTCGAAGAGGCAATGCAGAAAATAGACGCTACCCCCAACAAAGCTGCCGCTTGCAGGCGGCTTGCAACCTCCATGCAAGGAGTACGCGGCTGGAGCTACGACAACCTCCGGCGCAAATACTACGCCTGGCTGGAGGTGGATCGCGACTGGCGCATCCTGATCGATAAAGCCAAAGCCCCGGACACTGCCAGGGAGGTGCCCCGCGCCAAGCTCGACAACCTCTACCGCACCTACTGCGAACGCCACCAGCGCAGCAACCGCAGCGCCTGGCAAGCCCTGATACGCGACATCAGGCGCGGAGTACACTTCCCGGGGCTCGGCAACTGGCGCGATATCTGGCGCCTCTGCTACCCGGGCGAACGCCCCCCGGCAGAGGTCCCCATGGGATGGATCCCCCCGGGCATGACCTACCGCAATTTCCAGCGCTATGCCGCGGCAACCCCCTACGAGCTGACGCTGGCACGGGTAGGCCCCAAGGCAGCCCGCCGCTACATACCCGGCGTGTATTCTACGAGGGCAGGGCTTTTGCCGGGGCAGCTCTACCAGTTCGACGACATGTGGCACGATATACTGGTAGCCATGCCCGGCTATGCCGAGGCCCTGGTGCGGCCGCTGGAGTTTGCCTGCATCGATGTAGCCAGCACCCATAAGATAGCCTTTGGCATGCGCCCGCGCATCCCCCGGCCCGATGGCACACACGAGAGCCTGAGCGAGCTCGAAATGCTCTGGCTCGTCTGCCATGTGCTTACCGGCGTAGGCTTCCACAAGGGGGGCTCTGTCTGGTGCGTCGAGTATGGAACCGCCGCAATCCGGGCTCCGGTGCGCAAGGTGATCGACCAGCTCACAGGCGGACTCATACAGTACCGCGATGCGGCTATCATCGGCAAAGCCGTACATGGCGGAATGTTCGACGGCAGCGGCAAGGGCAACTTTCGCGTCAAGGCCCTGATTGAGTCATCGCACCGGCTCGCCCACTACGGCGCGGCCATGCTGCCGGGCCAAACCGGAGGCAATGCCCGCATAGACCGCCCCGAGGAGCTGGACGGCATGAACAAGTGGGCGAAGTATGTGCTGAAAGCAACCGACAAGCTGCCAGATCCCGTGCGTGAGAGGCTTTACTATGGCGGGCTCTCGTGGTCTGGCTATGCACGTGCGATACAAACCATATACCAGGAGATATTCAGCCGCACTGATCACGCCATGGAAGGCTGGGAGGCCAACGAATGGATCGAGCCGGAATGGTCGGTGGATGGACGCGGCAACTGGCAATCTATCCACGCCATAGCGCAACTGCCCCCAGCCATGCAGGCGCTGGCCCGCGAAGCTGCACGCACACCAGACCATACACGTATGCGACGGTGGTCCCCTGAGGAAGTCTGGCACAGCCACAAAAACGATCTTGTCAGAATTCCCTTCTGGGGCATAGCTCAGCTACTGGGCATGGAAAGGGCAAAGACCGTCACTGTCCGCCCTAACCACCTCATACAGTTTCAGTCGCGCGATCTGGGACCCGGCGACCACCGCTACATTGGCGTAGTTACATGCCCCGATGGCTCCAGCATGGCACTCACCCCTGGGCAGGAGTATGCAATCTGGGTACTTCCTTATCAGCCGGATAAAGCCCTCGTGGCCTGCGCCAGCTCCGGCAGCATTATTGGTGTTGCGCCGCAGTGGGCGAGCGTTAGCCCCCTCGATACTGTCAATGTGCAGGTTCTGCAAGCAGCCCAGGCTCGCGTCACCGCTGGCCTCAATGCCCCGGTTATCGAACGCCACAAAGCTGCTGCCGACGACCGGCTGGCCGCAATACACTACACCGAAACCCTGATCGAGCCGCCTGCGCAAACAGCCCATTCCTCCTCACGCCGCAAGCACTCCTCCTCTCCCGACCCCTTTTTGTCTCTCGTAACCCCCAACGCACAGGACATCCAAAATGAAGACTGGTAACCTCACCACCACCCGCGATCGACTTGCCCTCTGGATGCAGCAGAGCAGCACCACCATGGCCCAGGTAGCCCGTCGCACAGGCTACAACGAGGCCACCATCTCACGCTACCTCGCCAGCACCATGAGCGGTAACCGCGAAGCAGTAGAGAGTGCGATCACTGATATGCTGAACGCGCACGAACGCCGCCAAACATGGCATGCGTTTTATTTTGATACAGTTGGCACCCAACGCGCACAGACTTTGTTTGACCTTATCCGTGAGACGTGCGACATCGGCCTTGTAACATCCCCGGCGGGGATGGGCAAAACAACTGCTGCTCAGCATTACGCCTCCACACACGAAAGTGCGATACTTATCACACTCACAGAAGGTCATGGGGATAATTGGGGTATTATCAGGTTTCTGTTTGATACTCTTAAGGTGCGCAACTATAACCGTCAAAGACACGGAACCAAAGACAGTGTAATCCACCAAAGGCTCGCGCAAAGCGAGAGGCTGCTTATAGTTGACAATGCCCAGCGTGCTACACTTAGTGGTTTGCGCTGGCTGTTCGACCTCTATGACTCAACCGGCATTCCTATTGCCCTCATTGGTAATCCAGATATTCTAACGCGGCTTGCCGGATCTGATCAGCTATCCAGCCGCATTGGCCTGCGGACAGATATAAGTCATCAACAGGGCAGGCATGATATTGATTGGCTTATTGATGCTGCAGATACGCTGCTTGCCGAAATGTGGCCGAATGCACCGCAAGAGGTGCAGCTTCTAGCCCGTGAAGCTGTCCGACAAGAAGGCCACCTCCGTCGCCTGGTGAAGCAACTTCGAATTGCGATCCGTCTCTCAGATGCCCCCGCTTGGGCTGGCAAGCAGGCCGCAGCATTCGTGGAGGCTCGTAGTCTTATAGGCACCCCTACACTTGACTGACCAATCTACATTACTGTTCAAACCCTGTGCAATTCGTTGCACGGGGTTTTTTGTATATTTGTGTTGAACCCACGCCAATCTTGTAAGTTTTGGCAGCCTTTGTGTCAAACCGCCTACCGGCCACTCACTTCAAAGTAAAGCCAGATATATCGTCATTTCCCGTATCTTCCCGCATTGTGCCACACCCCCCGTCCCCTTATTCCACATCCGCGACACTATCAGCCAATATG